GGCCATTCTTTGAGGACGCATCATGAAATTCCCCCACTTCCTGGCCTTCGCGCTCAATACCCCGTGGGCAATGGAACCCAGCGCCATGCACACCTACGCCGCGATGCTGGCGCGGACCTACGCGCGCAAGTCTGGTGTGGCCGCCGACATCGGCCATGAAGCCGATGAACGAATCGAGCCTTCCGCCAAGATCAGCGGCGCCGGCAAGCGCCCGAGCGGCAGCATCGCGCTCATCAACGTCTTTGGCGCCATCGTGCAGCGCGCATCCGAGCTTGGCCCCTGCGAAGGCGGCACGGGCTGCGAAGACATCGGCGGCGCGCTGGATGCGGCTGTGGCCGACGAAACCGTGAGCCAAATCCTGATCCGCTTCAGCACCCCTGGCGGCAGCGTCTTCGGCGTGCAGGAGCTGGGCGACAAGATTCGCGCGGCCGGCAAGAAGAAGCCCGTCTGCGGCCTGGCCGACAGCATGGCTGCAAGCGCCGGCTACTGGCTTCTGTCGCAGTGCGGCGAGGCTTATGTAACCCCTGCCGGTATGGTGGGCTCTGTGGGCGTGTACGTCGCGCATGAGGACGTGAGCAAGGCCCTGGAGGATGCCGGCATCAAGGTCACGCTCGTGTCGGCCGGCAAGTACAAGGTGGAAGGCCAACCTTTCGAGCCCCTTGGCGACGAAGCCAAGGGCAGCATGCAGAGCCAGGTTGACACCTATTACCGCATGTTTACCGGCGCCGTGGCCCGTGGCCGCAACGTACCCGTGGAACAAGTGCGCAACGGCTTTGGTGAAGGCCGCATGCTGATGGCCGATGCCGCCAAAGAAGCCGGCATGGTGGACGGCGTGATGACCTTTGATGCCCTGGTGGCCAAGATGATGAGCACGTCGCGCGCATCCCGTTCTGGCCGCGCATCGGCGCAGATCGCAACCGACATCGCATCCGTTTCCTGACCTCGTTCCGGGCTCGCACGGCCCACCCGCCCCGGCGTCCATAGGCGCCTGAGCGCGGCCCTTCGGCCAACTGTGCAACCCCGTAGCCTGCCTCTGTGCGGGCTTTGTTGTTTCTGGCCGCCTTCGGGCGGCTTTCGTCTTTCTGGAGCTTGACCATGAACCGTACCTCTCTCTTCAAGGCCCTGGCGTTTGCCGTGCTGGCCATCTTCGCGGGCGCTGCATTCGCGTACCCCGACACCGCCTCGTCCATGTGGCAGGCACTGACCCCGCATGCTGATGTCGGCGCCGTGCTGGCCTTCGGCCCGCTGGTGCGCGCCCTGCAGTCGCAACATGCGGCTGAAGTCACCGCCATGTCGGCCTTCAGTGCCATCGTTGCCGAGCGCGATCTGACGCCTGACGAGCAAGCCACGTTCGACGGCCACAAGGCGAAAGCCGCGAGCCTGAAGACGCGAATTGCCACCGCGCAAGAATCCGAGCTTGCCGAAGCTGGCATTGCATCCTTCGCGCCCACCGCTGGCCGCCCAGGCTCTGCCGTGGTCATCCCGGCCGCCGCGCAGATCAGCGTGAGCGAGAACGTGGACACCGACCCGCAACGCGGCTTCAAGAGCTTCGGTGAATACGCCCTGTCCGTGCGCGGCGCTGTCTTCTCGGCTCGCAACGGTGGCGGCATCGACCCGCGCCTGATGGGCCTTGGCGGCTTCAGCGCCGCTGCGCCGTCCAGCTACGGCAGTGAGAGCACTGGCGCCGATGGCGGCTTCCTTGTGCCCCCGAGCTACGGCACCAACATCTTCAGCTTGTCGCTGGAAGATCAGGCCCTGCTGCCCATGACCGACAACATGCCCGTCGAAGGCAACGGCATGAGCATCCCGAAGGACGAAACCACGCCCTGGGGATCGACTGGCGTGCGCGCCTACTGGCAAGGTGAATCGCAAGCCGGCACCCCCACCAAGCCGGTGTTTGGCCGTACCGAACTGAAGCTGAAGAAGCTGATGGCCCTGGTGCCGCTGTCCGAAGAACTGCTGGCCGACGCGACCGCGCTGAATGCCTACCTGCCGCCGAACATGGCCCGCAGCATCCGTTGGAAGACGGACGAAGCGGTTCTGTTCGGCACGGGCGCAGGCGTTCCGCTGGGCGCCTTCTCGTCGGGCGCCGCGATCACCGTGGCCAAGGACTTGGGTCAGCTCACCGGCACTCTGTCAGCCACGAACGTGGCGAACATGATCGCGCGGCTGATGCCCGGTTCGTACTCGCGTGCGTTCTGGAGCATCAACAACGATGTCCTGCCAGCTCTGTTCACCCTGACCTTGGGCAACTACCCGATCTACATGCCTGCCGGCTCCCCTGTCGGCGGCATCCAGGGCTCGCCCTACGGTTCGTTGCTGGGCCGCCCGATCGTCGTGAGCCAGCATGCCAAGTCCTTCTCTTCGCAGGGCGACATCATGCTGACGGACCTGAGCTATTACCAGTCCATCACGAAGTCTGCGGGCATCACCACGGCCACGAGCATGCACCTGTACTTTGACGCGGACGCTGTGGCGTTCCGTGCGACGTTCCGGGTGGATGGCCAGCCCAAGATCGCAGCCCCCGTGAGCCCGGCCAACGGCAGCAACACCCTGTCGCCGTTCGTGCAACTCGGCGCCCGCTGATCCACAGCAAGTAGCGGCCCCGGTTAACGCCGGGGTCCACCAAACCATCACATAGGAACTCTGACCATGAACTCCAACGCTCGACTTGACGAAACGGTGACCCCCGTTGTCGCCGCCGCCGGCCTGCTGCTGACCTCCACTCTTGGCGACACGACCTATGTCTCCATGAAGAACTACAGCCGCCTGCAGATCATCGTGAGCATCGCTGACGGCACCACCGTCACCGGCTCCACGATCACGCTGAAGCAAGCCACGGCGGTTGCCGGCACGGGTGAGAAGGCTTTGGCCTTCACGCGCATGCTGGCCAACACCGACTACGCGGCCAGCAAGACGATGGTGGAAACCGCCGTCACCTCCAACACGTTCACGACGCAGACCACGAACTCCAAGGATTCGGTCTACATCATCGACGTGAAGGCTGAAGACCTGGACGCGGCCAACGGCTTTGATTGCGTGCGCCTGGACGGCACCGGCCATGCCGCGACCGCATCGCGCGGCGTGGTTGTTCTTTACAACCTCTACGGCGCCCGTTACCCCGGCGCTGGCGCGACCGCTCTCACCGATTGATGACGTTGCAACTCGGCCTGCGCAAGTAGGCCACGCGGCCCCGCTGGATCACTCCACGGGGCCGCTTCTTTTTGAGGTTCCCGCATGAAGATGATCCGCATCACGAGCACCGTCTTTGCCACGAACGTAGGCGGCACATCCGAGCCCGTGTTTGAAGGTGGCAAGGACTACCCGGTTGACCCCGACACCCTGCGCCAAGTTGCCCTGCGCAACGGCGAGGAAATCGAAGTGCCGGACCCTGAGCCAGTGCCCGTGCCCGAGGTTGCCGCAGACCCTGCGCCGGCCGCTGAGCCCGAAGTCGCGCCGGCCGCTGAAGTCGCGCCCGCACCCGCACCCAAGAAGTCGAAGGCCGCCTAAATGGGCCTGATCCGCACCGCAGCGGCGGCACTTGAGCCGGTGTCGCTGGCCGATGCCAAGTCGCACCTGAACGTGATTGACGACGCGCAAGACACGCTCATCACGCTCTTGATCGGTGCGGCCCGCAAGTACGCTGAAGCCTACTGCGGCCGGTCATTCATCACGCAGGGCTGGCGCCTCACGCTGGACGCCTTCCCCTGCGTCCTACAGCTTGAGCGCGGACCCGTGCAGTCGGTGGACTCGATCATCTACACCGACATGGCCGGCGCCACGCAAACGATCACGGCGCCCGCGAGCCCTGACTACGCCATTGACCTGACCGGCCCGCTTGGGCGCGTGACTCCGGGCTTTGGCCGCGTCTGGCCCATCCCGTTGCCGCAGATCGGCGCGGTGCAAGTGAACTACACAGCCGGCTATGGCGATGCCGCAGCCGATGTGCCTGAAGGCATCCGTCACTGGATGCTGGTGCGGATCAACACCGCATTCGAGAACCGCGAAGAAGTCGCGGTATTGCAGCGCGGGACGCTTGCCGCCCTGCCCTACGTTGACTACCTGCTTGACGAGTACCGCACGGTACTTGCCTGACCCAAAGGAACGACTATGCCCGGCGCTCTTACTCATGATCCGATCACCGTTGGCGGTGGACTTCACCAGACCCCGAGCGGGGGCGTGCAGTCCGGGCCCGATGGATTGACTCGCGCACTCACCGCTTCGCAGG